ATTAAATTATAGCAAAACCAGAAGAAAAGAAAGGCAAACTGATCAATAGAGGTGATTGAATGGACTATTACCTGTTTGAAGATGAATCTATCAAAGTGGATATGATGTTTACAGAATATGAGATATATGATTTTATTGCATATTGGCAAAATGGTCACAGTGTTCAAAGGATTGCAGAATTATTAAATCGCAATCCTTTAGACATTGCACTGCTGGTAATGGATCGCGCAGAAGTGGGAGCAATAGGACAAAGACCTAATGGGATATTTTAAACAAAGGGGTGAAATTATGAATTTAGTACAGCCGATTAGGGATAAAGAAACCTTAAAAGAAATGAGAACATTTTTTAAAGATTGGAACGAACGAAATTACATTATGTTTCTCTTAGGCATCCATACCGGTTTGCGTATTTCAGATATCCTTGCTTTGAAAGTAAAAGACGTTCAGGGATGGGAAATCTTCATCAAAGAAAAAAAGACAGGAAAGCTAAGAGAAATAAAAATGACCAGCGAGCTTAAAAGGGCACTTCGTTCATATGTCAAAGGAAAACCAAGGCACGAATACTTGATAAAGTCCAGAGAAGGAAAGAACAAACCAATTTCTCGCAGTATGGCCTACAAAATATTAAATCAAGCTGCTGAAGAATTTGGGCTTGAAAGAATCGGCACACATTCACTCAGAAAAACATATGGGTATCACCATTACAAAAAATTTAACGATATTGTAACGCTGCAAGAAGCGCTAAATCACGATGAACAGAAAGTAACTAAACGTTATATAGGGATAAATCAGGATGAATTAAACAAACAACAAACCAAAATTGACTGGTAAAAACCTTTTTATTTAAACAATATAAGTTGGCTACAAAAAGAAGATGCGTAACTATGTTTTTTAATTAGCATTAAAACCGTATAATATGCACGTTTAAGCCATGTAGTTGGATTCCACACGTTATAGGTTGTAGCCAACTCGAAGGGTTAAAAAATGGAAATTAAGAAGTTTTACAAGGGTTATAAGTAAATTGTCGGCACATTATGTGAGGGAGTGAGAAATTTGGGAAAAGAGAAAGCGCTTGATGTAAAGGGAGTAGAAATAAAAGGGGATGACCTAGTTAAAATAGTGGGAACACCCATAGTGAAACATGGATGGTTAAAAGTCGGTAATACATTGCGTGTTGTTCGTTGGGAAAACCGACCATTTGGAAAAGGGGATTATATTGTGGTCTTTTTGAAATCTAAAAAAGGCGGTAATCACTGTAGTATTGGTGTGCAAGATAAATCATTGATGGTAATTGAGGGGTAATACGTAGTACGACCAAATAATAACTTGATGGAGGAAAAATAAATGAAAAAATTTGAATTTAAAACAACTCTAACTTTGGAAGTGCCAAGTATTGTAGTTGCATCAAATGAAGTCGAAGCTAAAGAACGTCTTCAAAGAGTACTTTCTCACTCGATAGAAAACGAAGTAAAAGCAATTTATATCAAAGACATAAACGAAGTAACTTCTTTGAAAACAGTGGTAGACGTTCCTTCCAATTTAACATCTGAGCATAATACGTTGATTGAAATGGGTTATCCGATTCGAGTGGTGGCTCGGTATTCTCAGCAAGATGCAGAAGAAGAAATAAGTGCTGCATTATCATCACTATGAGCCGAGAAGATAGAGAATTTCTTATCGCAACATTGACCGAACTATCCAAAAACAAAACTGAATCCTATTTCCGCAACTTGACTGATAAGGAGTTAGAAAAGGAATATGACAAGATGATGGAGGGGTAAAAAATGGTGGCAATTAAACTACGAACAGGAACTATTAAACACATAGAAGCCGAACTATTCGACTATCACGATACAATAAAACAAATTAAAGAACGTCGCGAAGAATTGATGACAGATCCAGTGAGAGAGGAAGGAATGCCTTCTAGTCCGACATTACCCTCGTCTACTGTAGAAAGATATGCTACTAGACTTACAATGGATAGACAATTGCAAGAGTTGGAACGTGTTGCTTCTGCAGTGGAATATGTTTACAATATTTGTGATGATAGTCGTAAGAAACTTATCCGTATGAAGTACTGGACGAAGCCACAAACAAAGACTTGGGAAGGTATTGCTCAAGAATTGAATGTAAGCAGGAGACAAGTTTTCAATTGGCGTGATCAGATTGTATTCGCAATAGGAGAAAAATTGGGGTGGAGGTAGACTAGTGAGAAGAGACAATGGTTTAGTGCGTGAGATATTAATAGATATATCAAAAGGGATTAATGTTATTGATAATGTAGATGATTCAGAAAATGGAATTTTGTATGATTACCATCTTAAGATATTAAATGATGCTGGGATAATTAAAATCTTAAGAAAAGAAAATGCACTAGGTGATCCTATATATAGTGTAGCTAAGAAGCCGGAGTTAACTTACAGGGGCAATGATTTTTTAGATGCTGCATTAGAAGATGGTGTATGGAATCAAGCAAAGAATACTTTAAAAGAAAAAGGTTTGAGTATCGCTTCAATTCCGATGGATACTCTGATTGAAATTCTGAAAAATACAATTAAGGAAAAAATGGGGTTAGCTTAACTATTGCACTATCATTGCACTTTCGACCTTATAAAACATGATAAAGTAATATTGTGAGATAGAAAGAACAAGAAATACAAATTCTGCTACAGTAATTCTTGTGAAAGAAAAAGAAGTCGGATCTTCAAAAAATAGTTAGTCTTCCACAGAAAAGCGCTTAGGTCTTGTACCTAGGTGCTTTTTATTATGCTTTGAAGACTACATATCACACAGTCATAAAACAATCGTGGGCTAATACGTTAGCTATCAATAGGACTTGGTAGGTTATGTAGTTTTGAAAGCATAAAGTTGTTAATGACAAACATTTCCAATCACATTATGATTAGTGTGTAGGGAGGTGTAAAGATGGGATATAACTTTAAAATGCAGGGTAAAGATCCACAAGCACAAGCTATAGTGAGACAAAGAGAAACGAATGATAAACTACTTAAAGAATCACAAGACAAAAAAGAAGAAGTAACTGAAGTTGAAGTTGAGGAAGAAGCTGAAATCAAAGAAACTGAATAAATTTTTCAAGTCACATCCATTCGGGTGTGGCTTTTTATTATACATAAAAGGTGGTGGTCATTCTTGAATACTGACAAGTCAAATCGAGAAAGGGAATGGTGATCCATTATCTGTGAGCTATCACTTAAATAGTATCGAGGTGATGAAATGTTACAACATACTGAGTTAGCAAAGAAGTTCTATAAGAGCAAGGCATGGCGATTGTGCAGAGAGTCTTACATTCCTAAAGTATTTGGATTGTGTGAGCACTGTGAAGAACCTGGTTACATTCTTGATCACATTGAAGAGATAAACATCAACAACATTAATGATCCTAACATCACATTGAATCATGACAACTTACAATTCCTTTGCACATCTTGTCACAACAAGAAAACATTTGGAAGTACAGAAGTCACTCGTGATGATGTGATGTTTGATTCAAACGGAAATTTAATTGCAAAGAAATAAATAAATATTATTTTCTAATCCCCCCCTTCAAAAAAATAAAAAATAAATTCAAAAGGACCGGAGGAGGAGGTTCAAGCAACACACAGGTGGTTTTCAAAAGTACCCCCCACCCAAAAACTCGACAGTTTTCAGAAAAAAGGTGGTGTTTTAATTGGCAACTAAAAAGACTCTTCCAGAAGTTACAGCTATTAATAAAGAGATCAAAAGACTTACAGGAATTATCGAAGAGTTAGACGAAAATAAAAAAGCATTGGCAATTGGCCCGATTAGAGATCTTGCTTTTATGCGAATCACAATGGAAAAATTAAAAGACAATGTTAATCGGGAAGATATTATTGTTGAAATGGATCAAGGTGGATATTCTATCGAAGTGATTAACAGATCCTTAAAGCAATATAACGATATGATTCCTAAATATAATTCCACTAAACAATTATTAATTAACTTATTCCCTAAAGAAGTTGTCAGCATAATGGACGATGGGTTCGAGTCCTTTGTGAATAGACGTGATTAACTATCCATTAGCTTATAACCCTATCTTAGAATATTGGAATGAAATCGAAAGCGGTAAGGTTACTGTTTCAATAAAAGTGAAAGCGACTTATAAAGAGCTAGTTAGAATTATCCACGATAAAAATTCTATTTGGGAATACAATACAAAACGTGGTAATCATGCTTTAGAATTTATTGAAAACTTTTGTAAACACTCTAAAGGTAAAATGGGCGGACAGGCTTTCATATTAGAACTTTGGCAAAAAGCAATGACTACTGCATTATTTGGATTTGTTCATAAACAGACAGGTATTAGAAAACATAAAGAATTCATATTGATTGTTGCACGTAAAAACGGTAAATCTGCTTGGGGTTCTGCTGTTGCATTATATATGTTAATGGCGGATGGAGAAAAAGGGCCTGAAGTTGTTTCAGCTGCAACAAAAAAAGACCAAGCTAAAATCATTTGGTCAGAAGCTAAAAAAATGGTCAAGAAATCTCCTGTATTGAATAAGCGCATTCGTTCATTAGTGGCTGAATTAATATCTGACTTTAATGAAGGTTCATTTAGACCACTATCAAGTGATAGTAATACATTAGATGGATTAAACCCTCATTGTTCATTAATTGATGAATTACACGCTATTTTAGATGTAAATCTGTATAACGTTATCATTGATGGTATGAGCGCAAGGGAACAACCTATTTCCATTATTACAACTACTGCTGGTACTATTCGTGAAGGTATATTCGATATCAAGTATGAAGAAGCCGAAAAAATAATAAATGGCTACAGTGATCCAGACGGATATCACGATGATAGAGTACTAGCTTTAATTTATGAACTGGACAAGCGAGAAGAATGGACAGAAGAAGATTGTTGGCAAAAAGCTAACCCAGGTTTAGGAACTATTAAAAACCATGATGAGTTAAAACGTAAAGTTGAAAAAGCAAAAGAAAATCCTTTGTTGGTAAAGAACTTACTGACAAAGGATTTTAATATACGCGAAACTTCTTCTGAAGCATGGTTGACATTTGAGCAAATTAACAATCAAGAAACATTTGATATAAAAGAATTAAAACCACGCTATGCAATTGGTGGAGCCGATTTATCAAGTAGTGTCGATTTAACTTCTGCATGCGCAATGTTCCAAATACCAGGAGATAAAACTATTTATGTAAAACATATGTATTGGCTTCCTGAAGATTTATTAGAATTAAGAACTACAGAAGATAAAATCCCATATAACATTTGGAGAGATATGGGACTACTTCGAACTACTCCAGGAAACACAGTACACCATAAGTTTGTAACTGAATGGTATCAAGAATTACAAGATGAATATGACGTTTATATTCCTTGGGTTGGTTATGATAGTTGGTCAGCAAGATATTGGGTAGAGGATATGCAGAATAACTTCGGACAAGAATCAATGATACCAGTTATTCAAGGTAAGAAGACGTTATCTGCCCCAATGAAAAATCTTGGTGCGGATCTTGATGCCAAAAAGATCAATTATGAAAATAATCCGATCACTAAATGGTGTTTAACTAATACCTCTGTAGAAGTAGATAAAAATGATAACATCCAACCACACAAAGGTAAAAATCAAAGAAGAAGAATAGATGGTACTGCCGCTATGTTAAATGCTTACGTTATTTTCAAAGACAAATATAGCGACTATGAAAACATGATGTAAAGGAGGTGAAATAGATTGGGATTGTTTGAGAAGATATTTCCTAAAAAGGCAGAAGAAAAAAAGATAGAAGGATACTTTAAAACACTAAGTGCATATTCACCAGCGTTCTCTACATACGCAGGTGGTATTTATGAAATGGAATTAACTAGAGCTGCTATTCATAGCTTTGCAAATTCATGTAGTAAATTAAAACCGGAAATAAAAGGTACTGCATATAAGAATTTAGAAAAAACATTACAATTTAAGCCAAATGAATATATGGATACATCAAAATTTATTTATCGACTCGCTACCATACTTAGTGTTAATACAACAGCCTTTATTATTCCTCTATATGCAGATGATTACGAAACAATTGTTGGATATTACCCAATACTTCCACAAAGAACAGAAGTAGTAGAAGCCCAAGGTGAGCCCTGGTTACGTTACACGTTTGCAAATGGAAATAAAGCCGCTATTGAATTAAGTCGAGTTGGTATATTAACACAATACCAGTATAAAGATGATTTCTTTGGCGATGGTAACGGGGCATTGATGCCAACTTTGAATTTATTAGATATTCAAAAGCAAGGTATTGAAGAAGGTATAAAACAATCCGCAATGATTCGATTTATGGCGAAATTGGGAACTAATACAAGGTCTGAAGATATAACTAAAGAAAGAAATCGTTTTGCTGCTGAAAACCTTAGCGCCGATAATTCTTCTGGAATGATGATGTTCGATACCAAGTATTCAGAAGTAAAACAAATTGATAGCAAACCATTTATTGTAGATGCTGATCAAATGAAGTTAATACAAAACAATGTATTTAATTATTTCGGGACGAACGAAAAAATACTTCAAAATAGTTATGACGAGAATGAATGGAATGCTTTTTATGAAGGAAAGATTGAACCATTTGCTCTTCAGTTAAGTTTGGTAATGTCTAATATGACATTCACTAAAAATGAATTATCATACGGCAATCAAATATTTTTTACTGCAAATCGTATGCAATACGCTTCTAACACAACTAAATTACAAGTTTCCACACAGCTATTTGACCGAGGTTTAATTAATCGGAACGGTGTAATGGATATTTGGAATATGGCTCATGTTGAAGATGGAGATAAGTATTATATTCGAAGAGAATATACAGAAGTAAATAAATTACATGATGAAGGGGGCGATACTATTGCCGATAGTGAAGAGCAGGGAATATCGAAACCTGGCGATACTGCAACCGCAGGAACATCAGAAAAGGATATCTAGTGAACATTATGTAGAAGGGTATGCTTGTGTTTTTAACAAGCCCTATGAACTCTATGAAGTAGATGGCATTAAATTTTATGAGGTCATTGATCGTCACGCATTAGTTGATGCCGATGTAAGTGACGTCATTTTACAATATGATCACGAAGGAAAAGTATTGGCAAGAAATTCGAATAACACTTTATTAGTTGAGACCGATGATTACGGTCTTTTTGTTTGCGCTGATTTAAGTAAGTCGTCTTCTAGTAAAGAACTGTATGAAGAAATCAGCAGTGGTTTAGTTACTCGAATGTCATGGGCTTTTACTGTGGCAGAAGAGTCATATGACCGAGAAACACGTACTAGAACCATTAAGAAAGTTAAAAAACTATATGACGTATCAGCGGTAAGCATTCCAGCGAACCAAGATACTGAAATATCTGCACGTTCCTTCTTTGACGGAGTGATTGAGGAAGAGAAACAGGAGTTGTTAGTGCAGCGTAAGAAAAAATTGAAATTAAAACTAAAATTGGAGGAATTATAACATGAGCAGATTAAAAGAGATTGAGCAACGTATGGCAGTTATTTCAACTGAACTAGATACAGAAGGGGTAGATCTTGATGTGCTAGAAACAGAAGTAAATGAGCTTAAAGAAGAACGCAAAGGTATTTTAGATGCAGTAGAGAAACGCAAAAACCTAGTCAACACTGTAGCATCTATGGAAATCGAACCAGTAAAAACGTTTGAAATAGAGGAGAGAAAAAAAGTGGAAAAAACATACAATGCAGAATCAGTAGAATACCGTAACGCTTTCTTAAAGAGTTTACTAGGTGAAGAAATGAATGAAGTAGAAAAACGTGCTTTCACACACACAACTGCAAACACAGAAGCGGTTATTCCTGCTGAATTACAAAACAAAATCTATTCTACTATGGAAGAAGCACATCCATTACTAAAAGATGTTCAAGTATTACGCACAGGGGCAGTTATTTCCATCGTGAAACATACAGAAATCGTTGCTGGTGATGCAAAAGCAGTAGCAGAAGGTGTAGCGAATGACGATGAAGAAAACACATTTGTAAATGTAACATTATCAGGAAAAGACTTCTCTAAACATGTTGATTTCTCTTATCGTTTAGGGAAAATGTCAATTCCTGCATTTGAACAATATTTAGTTAAAGAAATTGCAGATCGTATTGGTGCAGCTATGACAAGAGAAATCGTTGCACAAATTAAACTGGATTTAGCGGCAGATAATAAAATCAATGCAACTACATCTGGTGCATTAGCACTTGGAGATTTCCTTTCTGGACTTGGCACGCTTAAAGGTACGGGTCGTGTAAATGTGTATGCTAACAATGCCACTTTCTATGGTGCAATTGCTGGTATGGAAGGAGCTGAAGGTCGATTGTCATTCATTCCTAACTATCAAGAAGCGATTTCAGGACAAATCCTTGGTAAAGGTATCAAAGAAGAAGATGCACTTGCTGAAGGTGAAGTACTAATTCTAGATCCTTCACAATTCATCTTTAACGTGGTTCAAGACATTATGATTGAGCGTGATCGTGATATTAAACGTCATGTACACACAATTTCAGGATTCGCTATTGCAGGTGGAACTTTAACGAACGATAAAGCGGGAGCACTTATCACTGTTGGTGTAGCAACTCCATAATGAAAGGGGCAGTTTAAATGGGAAAATTCCAGACATTAAAAAAGTTTCGAGATCGAGAAGGAAAAGAACTGAAAGGGCTGACATCTAAACAGGTGTCAGCTTTAAAAGTATATGCAGTAGGGAAAGTTTACGAGTCAAATAAAAAAGAGTGGACTGACTATCTTGTTAAAGAAGGGTTTCTCAAAAGTACGGGAACGAAAACAATCACCGTAACGAAAGAGGACAAGCCTAAGCGAGTGACAATCAAGAAAAGTGGTGAATGACCATGTTAGCGAGCGTTAAAAAAGCTTTACGTGCTTCATCTTCTTCATTTGATGATGAAGTGATGGAATTAATAGAAGCGGCTAAATTGGACTTGAAGATTGCTGGTATTAAAGTGTCTGATAGTCCAGACGCTTTAATTAAAAGGGCTATCACTATTTACTGTAAAGCTCATTTTGGTTATGACAATCCAGAAGCTGATAGATTCAGAGATTCATATGTAATGTTGAAACAGCATTTGAGTTTGGCGGGTGATTATCGTGAGCCGTTGGAGTGATGTAATTCAATTAGTGTCAGAGGGTGAAGGTGTAGATGAAGATGGATTTCCTGCTGTTATAGAGGTAGTTGGGGGAGAGGTTTTTGCAAGTAAACTCCCTGTTAAATCTAGTGAATTTTATCAAGCATCCCAAGCAGGATATTTAATAGCAGCAACTTTTAAACTAAGATCTATTGACTATCAAGGCGAAGAAGCACTTGTATTTGAGGGTGAACCGTATCGAATTGTTAGAACTTATGACAAAGGCGAGTTCGTGGAATTGTCTTGTGAGAAAAGAGATGTTGAACATGGCTAATATAACCTTTGAAGGTCTTGACGAGTTAAGAAGGCGTCTTGCTGATTTATCGGACAGAACAAATGTTGAAAAGAAAGCATTAGAAGAAGCTGGGGAACATTTGAGAAGAGAAATTCAAAATTCTGTACCTGTTAAAACCGGTGCACTTAAAGCAGCTATTGTAAAAGAGAATGTAATGAACGGCAAAATATTTATCGGGCCTTCACAACAAGGTCCTGCATTCCGAGCCCATTTTGTGGAATATGGTACATCTAAGATGTCGGCTAAACCTTTCATGAGACCAACATTTGAACGTGAAAAAGGAAGAATAGAAAGTATACTAGCGCAAGAAATCAGAAGGGGGTTAGGATTGTGAATTTAAATAGTTTAGTTATTTCCACACTAGCCCCTACTGGTGTTAAGGTAAGCTTCCAAACTTACACAGGTAGCGACACAACGTATATTACTTTCTATGAGTACAATCAACAGGGCGCTTTATTTGCAGACGATACAGAGCAACGTACACAGTATTCTATACAGGTTGATGTGTGGTCAAAGGGCAATTACAAAAATGTTATTGAACAAGTCAGAGCGCTAATGACGAGCGCGGGATTTATTCGAAACTCAGAAGGTGAATTGTATGAAAATGATACAAAGACCTTCCACAAATATTTTAGATTTTATTACGCAAATTAAAAGGAGGCCAATCGAATGGCATATGTAGGATTAAGTGATTTTCATGCAGCAGTATACGATCCAGCAACACAAACATACGAAACACCAGTAAAACTAGCGCCTGCAGTATCTGCAACAGTGACACCTAACTTTGAATCAGTAACAATGTACGGTGACGATAGAGCGGTATATATTGAAGAAGCTTTAGGTGCAATAGATTTTGAATTCGCGGTAACAGATTTAGAATCAGATCATTACGCATTACTTCTTGGCAAAACTAAGAATACAGATGGAGTGTTCGAAGATTCTGTGGATGACCAAGCCCCTTATGTAGCTATCCTTTTCCGCATGAAACTAGCAGGTGGAGGTTATAAATATTTCGCTTATTATCAAGGTAAATTCCAAACACCAGGAACGGAAGCAACAACTAAAGGAGATACAATTGAGTTTGCTCCAGAAACACTGACAGGTTCGTTTGTTGCTCGTGAGGACGGTAAGTGGAGAGCTCATCTGAACTCAAACGACCCAGATGCAGCAGTAACTGCTGAAGAATGGTTCGCGAAGGTATATGAACCAACACTAGTACCAACACCTTAATAAAAGTTACAGGAGTCGATTATTCGGCTCTTTTTTTATTTATGTAAATTTGGAAGGAGCAATTTAAATGTCAAAAACAGGTCAAGTAATGAAGGACGAAGGTGTAAAAATTACACTGGGTAGAGAAAGAACATTCAAATTTGATTTAAACGCTTTATGTGTTTTACAAGATAAATTTGATGATTTGGAACAAGCATTTGCGGGCATTGGAGAACGTGATTTTAAGACAATCAGAACTTTAGTATATGCGGTGTTAGCGCATGAAGAAGATGATTCATTCTCTGAAAAAGATGCTGGATCACTTGTGACAATGCAAAATATCACGCATGTTGCAGATGCCCTTGGTAAAGCACTAACTGCCTCAATGCCTGAACCTAGTGAAGAGGGAAAGTAAATGACTCGGACGATAATTCAGATGTTGAATTTCCGTTCGATTTTTTAATTTATATCGGAACAGTACATCTAAATAGAACTGAATCAGAAGTGTGGAGTATGACACCAAAGAAGATTATGAGCCTTTGGAATCGCCACGCTATTTTTAATGGTTGGAGAAAAGAAGGCAAAAAACAAGAGAAGGTTGTCCAATATGCGGATGATGTTCCTTGGTTGTAGAAACGTGAGGTGAAATAAATATGGCAGATGATGTTGGTAGTTTAAGAGTCGGATTAGCTTTGGATTCAGCGAGCTTTGATTCTTCGATGAAAAGTATTGATAGAAATCTTAAAGCTCTAGGGCAAGAAATGGCTATCATTCGTGCAAGGGGTAATGATTGGGGTAACTCAATTGATGGATTAAGAACAAAACAAAATACTCTATCCACAATTCTTGAATCGCAAGATACGAAAGTAAGAAAGCTAAATGAATCATATCAACGTGCAGTAGAAGAACAGGGAGCAAATTCACAAGCTGCAGAAAACTTAGCGATTAGATTGAATCGTGCTACTGCTGAAATGACAAGAACTGAGACGGAGCTAGAACAGCTAACTGCAGAGTTAAATAGACAGGAAGAAGAACTTGCACAAGCTGCAAACAAATGGAACCAACTTGGCGAATCTATGCGGGCAACAGGCGCCAAAATGTCAGAGGTAGGAGCCAAAATGACAAGTGTAGGTAAAGATCTATCCATGAAACTAACTGCACCACTTGCTGCAATCGGAGTTGCATCTTTGAAAATGGGTGCTGATTTTGAAGCGCAGATGGATAGAGTAGGGGCTATTGCAGGAGCTACAGCAAAAGAAATGGACAAGTTGTCTGAAACTGCATTAGAACTTGGAGCAAGTACATCTAAATCGGCTAGCGAAGTTGCAAAAGGTATGGAAGAGTTAGCAGCAATGGGGTTCACTGCAAACGAAGTAATTGGCGCAATGCCCGGTGTAATTTCAGCAGCCGAAGCTTCTGGTTCTGATATGGCACAAACTGCAGAAGTTATGGCTTCCACACTTAATATTTTTAGCTTAGAAGCCGCAGAAGCAGGACGAGTTGCCGATGTTTTAGCACAAACAGCAAACGTATCTGCCGCCAGTTTAACAGATATGCAATATGCTTTGAAATACGCAGGGCCACCAGCGGCGGCATTGGGTGTAAGCCTAGAAGAATTATCTGCAGGTATTGGTATTATGACCAATGCAGGTATGAAGGGTGAACAAGCCGGAACAACTCTCCGTGGAGCACTTTTAGGATTGTTAGATCCATCAGAAGAAAATTCAAAACGCATGAACTCGATGGGGATTGAAATTACAGATTTAGAAGGAAACTTCGTAGGGCTGGCAAACTTAGTTGATAATTTAGGGGAATCAATGGAAGGTCAGACAGATACTCAAAAGGCAGCTACAATATCTGCATTAGTTGGTAAAGAAGCTGTATCTGGTATGCTATCACTCATGAAAGCAGGGCCGGATGAAATTAGGAAATTTACTGAGTCACTTGAAGAGAGTGGCGGGGCATCAGAAACTGCGGCAGCAATAATGAGGGATAACCTAACAGGATCCTTGGACGAATTAGGTGGAGCGTTTGAAACTGCAGCAATTGAAATCGCTACAATATTAACGCCTGCAATTAGAGACATAACAGCAAGCCTTCAAGGTTTGATACAAAAGTTCATAGATATGTCTCCTGCAACACAAAAGGTAATACTAATAGTTGCAGGATTAGTTGCTGCAATTGGGCCATTGCTAATCGTTTTTGGTTTTATAACATCAGCAATTGGGAGTGCTTTAACTTTATTCGGTACCATTAGTGCAGCAATTGGTGTAATGACAACTGGTATTGCAGCCGCTACACCCGCAATTGGAGCATTAGCAACAGTATTTACTGTATTAACCGGTCCAGTCGGTATTGCTATAGCAGCGATAACTGGAGTTATCGCTGTATTGGTATTAGCTTATAACAAAGTAGAATGGTTCAGAGTTGGAGTTCTTAAAGTATGGGATCTTATCAAACAAGGAACTTCTTTAGCATTTGAAGCAATCAAGAAAGTAATTTCCACAGTCATTGAAGCAGTCGTTAAATTCGTAAAATCTCAATTAGATGTTTTCCAAAATTTTTGGGATGAGAATGGCAAGCAAATTTCATCATTAGTCAAAATTTACTTTGAACAAATAAGCGCAACTATAAAAATGGTCATGGGTATCATTCAAGGAGTGTTTGAAATTGCTTGGCCACTAATATCGTCTACCGTTAGATATGCTTGGGAAACGATAAAACTTGTTGTTTCAACTGGCATTAATTTAATTCTTGGTATCATTCAAACCGTCTTGAGAGTTCTTCAAGGGGATTGGAAGGGTGCTTGGGAAACAATTAAGAACACAGTAAAAGCTATTTGGTCAGACGTTGGCAATTATCTTAGTAGCATTGACTTAGCTCAAACAGGTAAGGACATTATACAGGGTTTAATAAATGGTATCGGTTCTATGGCTTCAGCAGTGTGGGAGAAAGTTAAATCAATTACAGATGGTATTAAAGATGCAATCACAGGAGCTCTAGGTATTCACTCTCCTTCCACAGTAACTACGGAATATGGTGTAAATGTTGGACAAGGTTTCGTGAATGGTATTCAACAAATGAAATCAGCGGTTAAGAAGAGTGCAATAGAATTATCTAATGTTGCAAATCCAACACAATCAAACAGTGGTACAACCAATGACTACTCTCGAAACTTTAATTTACCATCTGTAAACATTTATACAACCGAAAGTGGCGACAAAGCTATGAATCGTACATTGAGACGTTTAGCTTATCAATTAAACTAGGAGGCGACTGCATTGATAGTCAAGGAATTAAATATTACAAACAGTAATGGCGATTCGATTCAATTCGGTCGTCATTTTCGTTTGATTGAAGGTTTTGATTTAAGTAATTTAGCTGCAGATGTTAGCTATTCACAGTCAGCTAGAGATGG